AGTTTTTCGACTTTGCCCAGTTTGCTGACTCCGCTAACCCCAAGCACCGAGCTGCCTACGATGAACTGTACGCAAAAATCAAAGCACTTGACCCTTCTCTTCTGACCGACGAAGCCAATTGGGTCAAAGTATACCGCACCCAACCTGTTGTGGGTTCTGTGCTGAATGTGCCCTACTTTTCTCAGCGAGACAACATTACCTCCGGAAGTGACACAGCGGGACGAACATGCTTTAGTTCATCTTGTGCTATGGCAGCAAAGTTCTTGAAACCAAACTCTATTACGGGTGACGACGACTACATAAAAAAAAGGCAGAAGTACGGAGATTCCACTGACGCTTCTGCTCAGATC